CGGAGGACGAGATGGCCGCTACCTACATTACCGAGTTCGCCAGTTGCGGCAATTTCGGTCTGCCGATCCCGCAGGCCCCCGCAGTCGCGACGCAGGCCATATCGCCTAGCTCATCCGCATCGACATCGGCGGCGTTTAACGCCCTGACCAACTATATCGAGATCAACACCGATACGCCGATCTTGATGGCAGTCCTGTCGGGTGCATCGACGGTCATCGTGTCGACTGCGAACGGCTGGCGCGTCCCGGCCGGCGTGCCGCGGCTTTACGGCGTGAGCAAGGGCCAGAAACTTTCCGTAATCCAGACGAGCTAGGCCAGTGACGATTATCGGTGCCCCGCTATTGAATGGCGAATATGTGGGGCAGCCTGCGTTGCAGGGGCTGGACGCGCAGCCGTCGCTGGGCGCAATTCAAGGGACTGTGATGTTGAGCGGACTAGTGCCGATTTCAACAGCGGTCCCGGCATTCACGCCGTCGCTCGACTTTTCCGATCCGCGCAATTCACAATATATTCCGGGGATGCTGTGATGACCAGAAAACTATGGCTTGCCGTTGCCTTGGCATTGTCGATCGCCGGGCCGGCGCGCGCCGACTACGTCATCAAGGACGGCAACGGGGCATCGCAGACCATCAAGGCCTTTACGTGCTCGGGGAAAATATGCCCTGGCATGACGCCGCAGGATACGACCGGAGCGGCTTTTGGCGTCTCGGGCAATCCGTTTTACGTGGCATTCCCCTCCGCGCAGCCGGTCACCGGGACGTTCTGGCAGGCCACACAGCCGGTTTCCGCAGCTTCATGGCCTCTGCCCACAGGAGCGGCCACACAAACCACGCTGGCGGCCATCCTGACGCAGTTGACTTATGGCCAAGCGACAATGGCAAACTCACTGCCGGTCGTCATCGCCAGCAACCAAGGCGCTATTCCGGTTTCAGGAACATTTTGGCAGGCGACGCAACCGATCAGTGCAGCCTCGTTGCCATTGCCGGCCGGCGCAGCGCAGGACACGACAGTTGCGACGACAAACACAGACCTCGGTCCCCCAGGTGCTACCGCTTGCGCCACGGACACGGGGTCGTGTTCCCTTAACGCATTGATCCAGCGGCTTGCCCAGAGGCTCACGTCGATCATTACGGCGCTCGGCTCCCCGATGCAGCAGACCGGCGGGTCGGTCACTGCGAACGCCGGCACCAACCTCAACACATCGGCGCTGGCGCTCGATACCTCGGTCGGCACCACGAACACGAACCTCGGCGCTCCCGGAGCGACGGCGTGCTCGACCGACACCGCATCCTGCTCGCTCAATGCGCTGTTGCAGCGTATCGCGCAGCGCGTCACGTCGCTGATCACGGCGCTAGGGACGCCGATGCAATCCTCGGGCGGCACCGTGACGCCGGTCGCCGCGACTACGGGCGGCTGCACGCCCTACCACCTGTCAGGCGGTACGGGCGCATCGACCAACTCGAACTCGATCAAGGCCAGCGCGGCCGGCACGCTGTGTGACCTGACGGTGCTCAATACGACGGCGGTGACCTACTATCTCAAGGTCTATGACAGCGCAGCAGCGCCGACATGCTCAAGCGCGACGAACATCAAGCACGTCTATCCGATCCCGAGCAGCGCCAGTTCAAACGGTGCCGGATTGCAGCGGTCTTTGCCGCTGGGTGAGGCTTACGCGAACGGTATCGGGTTTTGCGTAACGGGCGGCGGTGGCGACACCGATAACACTAATGCTGCGACCGGCGTCTATATCGAGGCCAGCTACAAATGATCCGCCGCGCTGTCATCGCATTCCTGCTACTGATATCTCTGTCGTGCCAGAGCTTTGCCGCAAGCTATTTTTGGGTTGCGATTGCCGGCGTCGGCACCGGGACGTGGAACAACGTTCTTACGACCAACTGGGCAACGTCGTCGGGTGGCACGCCAGGAGCAGGACCTCCAACATCGTCCGACACTGCAACTTTTGACGCAAACAGCGGAACCGGCACGGTCACGATTGCATCGACGGCGGCTACGAGCGCCTTGGCCTTCGGCGCAGCCAACATCACTACCGCTTTCAGCGGCGGTGTGACGTTCGGCACCGTGACGGTGACGGCCGGGACATTCGTTACCGGCGCAAATACGCACAGCTTCACGAGCCTGACCTCCACCTCCGGCACGCGCACGCTGACGCTGACTGGCAGCACGATCAATATCACGGGGACGAGCGGGACGCCGTGGAATGTGAGCACGGCGGGGACGCTGACGTTCACAGCGGCCAGCAGCACGATCAATTTTACAGGTGGGGGCGCTGGCACTTCGCTCACACAGACGTTCGGGGCTTTGACCTATGGCACGATCAGCACGACTGGCGCTGGCCTATGGACCGCAGGTGGTGCGCTGACCGCAAGTTCATTCAGCTACACCAGCACGACCAACAAAACTGACAGCTATTCGCTAAGCTCGAATATCACGATTGCTGCCGCCGGATCGCTCACTATTTCTGGTAACTCGACGGTCAACCGCGCATTCGTGAAATCGAATGCGCTCGGCACACAGCGCACCATCTCCGTCCCCTCTGGCGCGACCGTCTCGCTGACCAACGTCGACTTCCAGGACATCGCCTCGGCCGGCACCTTCGGCACATGGACCGGGACGAGCTTCGGGGATGCGCTCGGCAATTCCGGCATCACGTTCGACCCGTCTGTCTCGCTGACGCTCGCCTCGACCGGCACGATCAACTGGTCGACCGCGACATGGGCCGGAACGACGAACCGCGTGCCGCTGCCGCAGGATGACGTGAGCCTCGGCAGTTCATCGACGGCCACCACGCTAGGGATCGACGTTCCTAGGATGGGTAGAAACATAGACGCCTCGCAATACCTGAAGACGCTGAGTTTCAATTTTGTCTCATCTGACGGCAACGGAAGCGCGTTCTACGGAAACTGGAAGTTTGGCAGCGGGATGACCGCGTCGGGCGTTCAGCCTGTCAACGCTCAGGGAAGAGGAGCTCAGACGATAACCTGTGCTGGTAAAGGATTTCCGGGTATTTTAGTGATCAACGCCTTCGGCGGCTCATATACCGCGCAAGACACCTTCGGCAATTCCGGCACGAGTGGGTTGGATGTGCAATTAGGCACTTTTGCCGACGGCGGCAATATAGTAAACTTGGACATCCTCCGAGCCAACGGAAACGTGTCGCACGGGATTTCCGGCAGCGGCGTCTGGAACATGTGGCGAACCTCCGGCTCGCCTTGGGCTCCGAACTATGCTGGTTTCACGGTCAGCGGGACCATTGAGATTAGGTATGCGGGCATAATCTCCGGAACGGCGAGTTTCTCCGGGAGCAACACCGTATCGTACTACAAACTGAACTTTTACAACCCAGCCTCTACCGGCACCCTCATCATCACAGGCGCAAACACCTTCAACGACTTCAAGATTGACGGCACCACGGCGCGGACGGTCCAGTTCCCGGCGAGCACGACGCAGACGGTATCGAGTTTTACGGCGTCCGGAGCCGATGCAAGCCACAAGATCAGCCTGACTTCTTCGTCACCTGGCACACCCGCGACGCTATCCAAATCGAGCGGCTATGTGTCAAGCGACTATCTGTCGATCACGGACAGCACCGCGACCGGGGGGGCCCTGTGGTTTGCCGGAAACCATTCGACGAGCGGTGGCGGCAATAGCGGTTGGCGGTTTTACGGGCTTGGGGGCGGCGGTCTGCCGACGCTCGGGGTCGGCAGCGGCGGGTAACCTGCCCGTGCTATAGGTCTGCGATGGCATCAATCAATCAGGATTTCGTCACCTATCAAGGCAACGCCGTCTCGCCGATTTTCACGGTGAAGAACAGCGCCGGCGTAGCCATCGATATTTCGGGGTCGACCGAGATTGCATGGTCCGCGATCCGCGATGACCTTGATGTGCCGGTCATTTCAAAGACCAAGACCGGTGGCGGCATTACGTTCGTCACGGACGGCACCGATGGCAAATTTCAGGTCGCCATCCTTGCGACGGACACCGCTAGTCTAAGCGGTTCCTACATTCATCAGGCCACGGTCACGGACGGTGACGGCAACCCGACCACCGTCTCGGTCGGCCGAATGCAGGTCGGCCTCGCACCGACGTGGACCTACGACAGCACCGCGTTGCGAACTAACACGCTTTACCAGGTTCGCCGTCTCGTGGGCGACGTGCTGGCCTCTGATCAGCAGTTGCAGGATGAAGAAATCCGCTTTGCGATCAGTCTTTACTCGAACGTTTATCTTGCTGCGGCGGAGTGCTGTCGGGAGATAGCAGCGCAGTACAGCCGCAAGGTCAACACCGTGCAGGGCGCCAGCGGTCTGCAAACCAACTACAGCCAGCAGGCCATCGCCTACACACTGCGGGCCAAGGAATTGGAGAACCGCGGCATGGCGCGCGGCGGCACGATGCCGTACATGGGCGGCATCAGCATCGCGGATAAGGTGGCACAGCAGAACGATACCGACCGCGTCCAGCCGAGTTTCATCATCGGCATGGACGACAATTTGCTTAACCCGTCAGGGAGTGCGCCGCCGGTCTACATCGATGGCGGCCCGACCGGGAGCGGGTCATGATCCCTGAGATCCAAGTCGACGCCCGAAAGGCCCTGCTGAAATTCTCCGATGCCGGAATACCGGAAGGCATCCGGCGCAATCTTCGTACCGTGATCCCCGATTTGACGAAGCGCCTCGGCGCGTCGGTTGAGGCCAAGCTCAACAGCGAACTCAAAAGCCGCAAGAATATCGACGTCAAAAAGGAAATGGTCGAAAGCCCGACCTATCTTTACGGACGGGTTCGAGTAGTCTGGACCGGCGATCAAAAGTCGAACATGGTTCCGGCCGTGCTCGATACCGGCGCCAAGGCGCATTTGATCGAAGCCAAGCCCGGTTCCGCGCTGTTTTTCTTTTGGGAAAAACTCGGCATCAATGCGGCCTTTAAGGCCGTGCATCATCCGGGATTTGCCGGCATCAACTACATGCAGCGGTCGCTGGACGAAATGCAGAGCGAGATTGTCAACGCCTTGCAAAAAGCGGCGCAGAATGGGGCGAAAGCGGCATGACCTCATTTCGCGATACCGTCATGGACACGTTACTCGCTCGGCTAAAGGACGCATGCGGGGATAGCTTTAAGTATTACAGCCGTCGTTTCTGGACGTGGGAACAGATGCTGGCGAGCCGGCAGCAGGGGGATTCCCCGATAAGTCTTCCGGCCCTGTTTTTATATGACGGCGTCGGGTTAGGCGGCGGGGTTGACAAGGTCGAACCGCGTGGCCGGGCGTCGCCGTCGGTTATCACGATGAAGCGCACCATAGTGATCTATGCGGAATACCCCGGCACAGGAACGCCGGGCGGCCCGTCGTCGGAGCCGGGGCCAGGTTCGACCCCGTTCAACGACCTTGTGGAGACAATCCTAAACGACGGCTTCGCCAACGACAGCGCGTCGCAGAATGCCTGCACCCTTTCGACGCCGGACAACAAGGCGGCCTATCCGACCGGGCTGGTAAGCCATTGCTGGGTGGAGGGCGATATTCTCTACATCACCCCTGACATCGACCCGACAGGTCTGGGGATGGTTGGGATACCGATATCGGTAATGCTTTATCCAAACTCTGCATGATATAACCCGGCAACTCCAGCGCCGAGACGGCGCCGGCCGCCCTTTGATGGAGATCGCGTCATGGCCTTTGCAGCCTTCGGCCCCGGCATCCTGATCCTTACGCGCACCGATCTCACCACCCCGCTTGCGATCAACGTCGGTTACGCGCAGGAATTCTCGCTCGACGCGGCCGGCACGACCAAGATGCTCTACGGGCAGAACCAATATCCGCTGGTCGCAGCTCGGTCCACCATCAAAGCCACCGGCAAATTCAAGTCCGCCGAAATTTCCGGCATTGCGTGGAATGCCTGCTTTTTCGGGAACAACTTCTCGACTGGCGGCGCGGCATGGAGCGTCGATTCCACCTATTCGATCCCGGGCAGCACAAACCCGACCGTGCAAGTCGGGTCAACCGCGACGTTTGAATCCGACCTCGGCGTGACCTATTCGACCAAGGGCCTACCGATGCAGCGGGTTAGCACGGCCAATGTCTCGGCATTGACCGTCGGCCAGTACGCGGCCACGGCAACCGGCCTGTACTATTTCGCGGATGCGGATGAGAGCGTCGGCATCAAGGTCACCTACCGCTCGACCACGGCGACCGGCGAGACCCTCAACGTCATCAACAAGCCGATCGGCTACACGCCGACGTTCCAACTCGACTATTACACGAGCCTCAATCAGCCGACGGCCAAGCCGTTCGTAGTCCGCGTCTATCAGTGCATCGCAGACAAACTGTCGATGCCGTTCAAGCTCGAAGACTTCATGATCCCGGAATTCGATTTCAGCTTCTTTGCGGATTCGAGTAACCGGGTCTTCGACATGACCTATCCGGAGATTTCGTAATATGGCGCGACACACTGAAATCGTCCTCGACGGCGAGACCTACAAGGTCCCCACTCTCACGCTGGACCAACTCGAGCGGTTGGCAGAATCTCAGGCCGACGTCGATCCCGCAAATCCGGCCGCGAGTGCCAAGGTCGCATTCGGCATGTTCAAGATCATCATCGAGGACATGGAGCCGAAGCCGACCGGCCCGGTGCGCGCATCGATGGACGAGGTCACCACGGCGATCAATGCCGTCATGGGCGGCGCGGGGGTGGTCAAGACCAGCGAAAACCCTCCGCAGGCGGCGTAAGCCGCCCTCTGGACGGAAATTACTTCGAGGAAATCTACGGGCTGCTGCAAACCGATTGCGGCTATACGCCCCGCGAGATCGGCGCCATGACACTGTTCGACGTCCAGCGATTGTTCGCACACTGGCGTCGCTTCCCGCCGATCCGCCAGCTTGTCGCCGGGTTTGTCGGCTTCAAGCCGTCCGATCCCGTCGCAGACAAGTCCAAGCACCTTAACGCTGAGGAAGCGATGGCGCTGATGCGCGCTACTGGCGGGACAATCCCCGGACTGGGGAGGCAATAGGTCATGGCCGACAATGACGTCGAACTGACTATCGGCGCAAAGATCGACCAGCTCATTGCGGCGGTCGATGAATCGAAATCTCATATCGAGAGCATCAAAGGCAGCGTCGAAACCGCTGGCGAGAGTTTCAAAAAACTCGGCGAGATAATCGGCATCGCGTTCTCAGTCGAGGCGATGAAGCAATTTGTCGAGACGATGGCCGAACTCGGTGAGCAGACCGAGATCATGATGGCCAGGCTTGGCCTTTCGGCAGATGCCGTGGTCAATCTTTCCGGCGTCGCAAAACTCACAGGTTCGTCGATCGAAGGAATGTCTCTTGCGATCGAGCGCATGTCGCTTGGTGTGCAGAGATCGACGGCCGATGCTCTTGGCCCGCAAGCGCAGGCGTTGAAGGTCCTCGGTCTTAATGCGAAGGACCTGATCGGCATTCCGGCCGATGAGTATTTCAGCAAGTTGGCTGATGCGGTTTCAAAGTTCAACCCCAGCCTCAATCTGACCAACGCGCTGATGATCCTCGGTGGTCGCGGTGTGCAGCAGATGATCCCGGCGCTTCGGCTCGGGGCCGAAGGCTTCAAGCAAATGCAGGACGCGGTGCGTCAGTCACAGGAAGGTCTGGCCGCTGCCATCCCGGGAATGGCGGATACGCACAACAAACTGGAATTCTTGAGCCTCAGCGCCCAGAGCCTCGGGGCTAGAATTTTTACCGTGCTCAAGCCTGCGATCGATCTCATTGTCACCAGCATGACGAAGTGGATTCAGTCGCTCGACACAAAGACCATTCAGGACTTTGCGAAGGCGCTGATCGAAACGCTCGGCAATGCAATCATCGGTCTCATCGGTCTATTCGATGAACTCGGCGCAAGCCTTGACGACATCGCCACGAAATTCAAGCGCGTGCTTGCCGGTGCTGCGATTGGTGGTGCGCTTGGTGCTTTGGGCGGACCTGGCGGCGCGGCTGGGGGTGCCATCATTGGTGGCGGTATCGTGGCGGCATGGGACGCATTCATCGCGAGTTTCAATACCGGCGCTGAGAAAGCTGGACGAAATCTCACGGAAAAGCAGACCGAACTTGTCGCCCGCGTCAAGGCGATGATGAAGGAATTGTCTGACGCCATTTCCGGCGGTGCGTCACATGGCGACGACCACGGCGGCGGCGGCGGTCAGAATGCCGCGGCGATAAACGAAGGCGCGAGAGCTTCTCTTGAAGCACAGAGGGCGCGATACGAAACTGAGCTATCGCTGCTGCAACAGACCTTGGCGAAAAAGAAAATCCTGTACGACCTTGATGCGGGTTTATGGAAAACGTCGGACGACCAGAAATTTGCATCGACGATGGCTGCGACCGAGGCGGAGTTCGAGCAAGAACGCGCAACGCTGCAGAAAATCCGCGATCTCTGGCCCGCTCACTCGAAAGAGTGGGAAGCCGAAAACCAGAAGATGGTTGCCGCTACTGCGAAATTCAGCACCGAGATGGTCAACCTCAATGCCCAGTCTTTGCTGTCGATGAAATCGAAATGGGACGAGGTTTTCGGTTCGTTGCAGTCGTCGTTCAATGGCCAGCTTCGCGGCTTGCTTGCTGGCACGACCACATTTACGCAAGCATTCCGGTCGATCATCGGTGACATGGTGATCTATTTCATTCAGGCCATCGAAAAGATGGTGTTCCAATGGCTCGCCGGGCAGGCGGCGCAGCTTTTTGCGACGCAAAGCACGACGGGTGCGAAGGCTGCCGCAGAAGCTGCTGCCGCGGCTGAGACGCTTCCTATCCGCGTTGCGTCGTTCACGAGCGCCATTACCGCCGATGCGGCGCTGGCGTTCGCCGGCATCTTCGCAAACCTGGCACCATTCCTTGGCCCGGCTGCTGCCGGTCCTGCCGCTGCGGGAGAAGCAACTGTGCTGGCGCAACTTGCCGCCGTGCCAAAATTCGAGACCGGGGCATGGCAGGTCCCGTCAACGATGTATGCCCAAATTCACAAGGACGAAATGATCGTGCCGGCAGGTCCAGCGCAGGCAATTCGTGACGGTGCCAAGGTTGGTGGCGGGTCGCCAATCCACATTCACGCAATCGATGCGGCAGGCGTTGCAGATTTCATAAAGACCAACGCGCCAGCACTTGCTGTGGCAGTGACCAATTATCAAGGGCGCAACCGTTCAACGCGACCGAAGTGGTGACGGCATGACGCTTTTGACCCTTCCAGCCCTTGACGGCATTACCTATCCGGTTCTCAAAAAGCCGATGATGGCGACCGACCTTAACCGGTCTGTCAGCGGCAAGGTCAATGCGTTGCAGTTGATGAGCTACCCGCTTTGGAACTGGACGTTGCCGTATTCGTTCCTGCGGTCGGTCTCGCCTCATACCGAATTCCAGACCCTCTCGACTTTTTTTCTGGCCAATGGTGGCCGGGCAAAAGCATGGGCATTTCACGATGTCGATGACGACACCGCAACGGCGCAATCGTTCGGTCAAGGCGACGGTGTCGCGACGGAATTCCAGCTTGTCCGCACCATTTCGTCTGGCGGCTTTTCGTTTGCGGAACCCGTATTCGTCCCGACGACAATCACATCAATCACGGTTGCCGGCGTTCCGACCGCTGCATATTCCGAAGATGGTGGGTTGATCACGTTCGACGCCGCGCCGGCCAACGGTGCTGCGTTGGTATGGACGGGCACGTATAATTGGCTCGTGCGTTTTGACGAGGACATTCTCGAATTCGAGAAGTTCACGAGTAATCTTTTTAGTTTGGGCAAAATGACATTCACATCGGAACCTCTATGAAGCCGGTCACGCCAGAAGTCTCCGCACTGCTCGAGACCGGCGTATTTGCCTGCTACAATCTATACTCGCTAACTTTGTTTGGCGGCGGCGTAATCCGCTTCACGAATTGCCAGGTCGACATTGCGTGGGATGGCGATGTGTGGTCGTCGCGCGGTGTTCGTGTCGACCCGAAAGGCTCACGCGCGGTCGGCCATCAGAAGATTGGTCTGGACGTCGATACGTGGGTCGTGACGGTCATGCCGCGCATCCGGGATGAAATCACCGGAGCGGCTTACCCCGACAAGATCGGCGGGGTGCCGTGGGGCGCTGCTGCGGCCGCAGGTGCCTTGGACAATGCCGACTTTGTGGTGACGCGGGCTTATTTCCCGGCCGCTCCCACCTTGCCGCTGCCGGCCGGGAATGCCGCAACCCCGACAGGCATTATCACGATATTCGCCGGGACGGTCGGCGAGGTCGATATCGGCGATACGACCGTGATCATCAACGCAATGGACGACCGGTCCCGGCTGAATATCCAGTTGCCGAGGAACTATTTCAAAGCTGCATGCCGTCATACCCTTTTCGACAGCGGGTGCCAGTTGACCGCCGCCACATTCAAGAAAACCGGACTGGTAGGGGCTGGATCGACGCAAAGCCTCATCATTTCGACCATCGCTGCGCCGGACGGGAGCGGCACCTATGCGCTGGGGCGCATCGTCATGACCTCTGGCCTCAACCAGACGTTTTCCCGCGCTGTGCGGTCATGGCAGGGCGGCCAGCTAGGCCTTATCACGCCGTTGCCGTTCGCGGTCATGGCCGGCGATACGTTCGACGCCTATCCTGGCTGTGACAAATCCGCCACAACATGCACCGCGTTCGCCAACCTAGCGAACTATGGCGGAGAGCCGGAAATTCCAGACCCTTCTACGGCGGTGTAGATGACAAATCCGCGCGACCTTCCGGAAGCCGAACAACGCGCCTTGGTGCTGGCCGAAGCCCAGACTTGGCTCGGCACAAAATATCACCATGGCGCGCGCATCAAAGGCGTCGGCGTTGATTGCGGCAACCTTCTGGCGGCGGTTTTCGAGAATGTTGGGCTGATCGATCCAGTCACGGTTCCCCCTTACAGCCCGCAATGGCACCTGCACCGCAAGGTCGAACGGCTTCGCGAAATCGTTCTCGCCTACGCTCACCCCATTGAGCCGGCAGTCGTAAAGCCTGGCGACGTGGTCCTTTACCACTGGGGCCATGTGAAGGCGCACGCTGGCATCGTCACCGCACGCGGCTGGCCGTTCATCATTCACGCCTATTCTCGCGCTGGCTTTGTCATCGAAGCCGACGGGACCGGGGGGGACCTGTCCGGCAAGGAGACCGAGTTTTTCAGCTATTGGTAGGCCGCGACTGATATGGCGAGCTTTTTCGGGCAACGCGGAACTACCTCCAACCCGACGCCTCCGGCGACGGCGTTGCGCATCCAGACGTCTATCCAAGGCAAGGCAATTCCGGTCGGTTGGGGACAGGGTCGTTTAGCCGCTAACCTGATCTGGTACGGCGACTTCGTCGCAATCGCGCATAGCGATTCGTCAGGCGGTGGTGGCAAAGGTGCCGGAGGCGGCGGCGGAGGCAAAGGTTCGGCCGGCAACATCAGCTACACCTATCAGGTCGCATTTGCCGGTGCGATCTGTGAAGGGCCGGTAACCGGAATTCTGTCGGTCTGGAATAACAAGAGCGAGACATCTCTCGGCGCGTTGAACCTGACCGCATTCCTTGGCACCTATGCTCAGACGGCATGGGGCTATCTCTCCAGCCTTCATCCCGGGTCGGCTTATAATTTTCGCGGTCTTGCGTATGTCGGCGCCGGGCCAATGGACCTCGGCGACAGTCAGGAAATCCCGAACCTCAGCTACGAGATCAAGTTCGCGATTTGCGATGCAATCGCAGGCTCGCCAGATGCTGACCCTCGTGACGTGATGATCGACGGTTTGACGAACTCGCATTATGGTGCGGGCTATCCGGCGGGTCGATTGGGCACGCTTGACGTCTATTCGAGTTATGCTCGAGCGACCGGCATGGTCGTTTCTCCAATCCTGACCGACCAGCAGGAAGCATCGCGATTTGTCTCTGACCTTCTCGCCGCGACCAATAGCGAAGCCGTCATGTCGGGCGGCGTTCTCAACGTCGTGCCGAGAGGTGATCAAGACATTACGGCAAACGGCGCGGTCTATGTCGCGCCCTCGGCGCCGGAATACGATATTGATGATGATGCTCTTTTGCCAAGCGGTAGTTCTGATCCGCCGATTAAAATCGTTCGGTCTGCCCAGCAGGACCGGCCGAATTGGGTGAGCGTCGAATATCTCGACAGGTCGAATAGTTATAATCCGGTGGCGATCGACGCCAAGGACGATGCCTCAATTATTTTGTTCGGTGAACGTCCTGCCGTTCAAGAGCAACGGCATATGTTTGCTCTTGCTGATGCTGCCCAAATGTCGGCGTCGCTCGAACTCGGCAGGTTGCAGATCGGAACGACGTATCAGTTTCAACTGCCACCGAGATTTGTCCGGCTTGATCCCATGGACATCATTACGCTGACCAGACCATCGCAAGGTCTGTCGCGAAAGTGGGTTCGCATTACCGAAATTCAGGAAAATGACGATCTCTCTCTTGCGATTACAGCAGAGGAATATCTCGGCGGCAGCGGAGCGGCCCCGCTTTATGGCAAGCAGGCTTCAACCGGATACGTTCCTGATTACAACGTCGCTCCAGGTTCGATCAATGCGCCGATTATTTTCGAGCCGACCGACCAGCTTGCCGGCGGCCTGTTTGTGGATGCTGCGGTTTCAGGAAGCGATCCGACTTTGTGGGGTGGCGCGAACGTCTATGCCTCTTACGACAACGAGACTTATCAGGCCGTCGGTCGCATCCTTGGTGCCGCAAGAACCGGCACGCTGACGGCGCAGTTGCCGACATTCCCTGTCAATCCGACAGGCGTAACCATCGACCAGACCAGCACACTGTCGGTCGATCTGTCGGAATGCGACGGCGCGTTGATTGGTGGTTCTCTTTCCGACGTTCTGGCGTTCAATACGATTTGCCGGGTTGGCGATGAATTGCTGGCTTATCGAGACGCCACACTCACGAGCCCGAACAATTACAATCTCGGCTATCTGGCGCGCGGCATTTACGGCACGGAATCAGCAATTGCCGCACATCCTGCCGGGACGCGCTTTGCGCGGCTGGATCAAGGCGTCATTCAAATCCCGTATGACCAGAGCCGGGTCGGCGCGACGATTTACATCAAGTTCTGCTCGTTCAATATCTGGGGTGGTGGAACGGAACAGATTGCCGATGTCCCCGCCTATCCCTACACGATAACCGGCGTTGCGCTGACTTCACCGTTGCCGATTGTGCAGAACGCCCGCACGGTCTTTGAGGCCGGTTTCCAGAAAATATGGTGGGACGACGTATCCGACTTCCGCACCGCCATCCGCTACAAAGTCCTTCGCGGCGCAACTTACGCCGGCGCCGAGGTTGTCGCGGACCAAGCCCATGCGCCTTTCATCGCATTCGGCGCGGGGACTTACTGGATCGTTGCGTATGCCCAGCCCGTGCCTACGCTTTTCGTTTACAGCGAAGATCCCGTATCGGTCACGATTGCCGGGAATATGCTGGTGCAAAATCTCGTGCATCAGTCGGACCAAAGAGCCGCAGGGTGGCCCGGCATCTATTCAAACGGCGTTGCTCGCGATGGCACCAACATCAGGCTAGGCGGTGGCGGAAATATTCTTGACGTCGCCGACTTCCTCGGCACGTCGGATATTCTCAATTACGGCGGCGTGATTTCGAGCGGCACCTATGAAATCCGGCCGCAGGATTACGTTGACGCTGGCTATGTCGCGGACCTCAACGTCAATGCAAGCTGGAGCGTCGCCGGCGTTCCTGTCGGGCAGGACGTTCTAACCATTACGGACTTTTTGAACGCGCCGGATATTTTGGGTTCGGCATCCACTCAATACGTCAATGCCGTTCTCCAGATCGCTATCGCACAGAGTGCGGATGAGGGCGATCTCTATGCGGCTGGCGATCTCTATGCCGTTAGCCCGGACCTTTACGGCTACGGCATCCCGTGGTCCGAGTGGCAGGACTTTGTCCCCGGCGTTTACCGCGGTCGGCTGGTCAAGTTCCGGCTGGTGCTGACCACCATCGACGGCCAGACGATCTGCACCGTCCTGACGTTTTCCTATGAGGTTTCCGTCCCTCCAAGGATCGACCACTACCAGAACCTGGATGTCCCGTCTGAGGGCATAACGGTCACCTTCATCCCGGACGACGCCTCGATTGACGCGCCGTTTAACGGCGGCGTGCCGCTCGGCAGCTCGGTGACAAACCAACCGCTGCCGTTCGTCAATTTTTCATTGATTAACCAGCCGGGGCTACACCCTGTCATCGACAGCCTGACGCTGGCGACTATCCAGTTCCATTTCGAGACGGCGACGGGAACGCCGACTGCGGTCAGCGACGTGAACATGCAAGTCGAGGGCTATTGATGAAAATCGCTCGGCGGCTCGCGGTTCTCGCTATCCTCGGCTTGACGGCCTTACCGGCCCGCGCCGACCAATCCACGCTGGTAACCCCCGTTTCGCCTCTGACCATGACGGGGCTGGCGTCTTTTCTCAACAGCGCTTTTGCCTCGGTTGCGACTAACTATTTCGGCGCAACGCCTCCGGCGGTTTGTGCAGGCGCGACGGCCTGTAATTATCAATTCTGGCTCGATACCAGCACGTCGCCGCGAATTCTGCGGATTTACGACACCGCTCAGTGGGTAGCGATTGGCGCGCTGGATATCTCCGGCCACACGTTTTCGATCTCAACAAACCAGACCGTCAGTGCCCAGACCGGCACGACGTACACAATCGCGGACACCAACCGCGGCCAGTTGATTACGGCGAGCAACGCTGGTTCGACCGCCTACACGCTGCCGCGCGCCGGGACTGCGGCGGCTTTTGCATCAGGGTGGTGGGCTGACCTTTTCAATGAAGGGGTCGGAACGGTCACGATTACGCCGACGATATCGACCATCAACGGTGCATCGACGCTGGTTGTGAAGCAAGGCCGTGGTGTTCGGATCGTCTCAGATGGCACGAACTACCAGGCCTTCGGCCACTCTCCCCTCACCGATACGGGGTCGGGTGCGATGGTCCTCCAGACCGCGCCGTCCCTTACGGCGCCGGTTATTACCGGTGGTTCCGCATCTGCTTTGACAGGCCTCGGTATCAGGTCAACAGGTGCGGCGTTTGATCTGACCTTGGCCAGCACCGAGGTTCTGACATCCGGACGCACGCTCACGATCACGCTTAACGACGCGGCGCGCACGCTCAGTCTCGCAGGAAATTTAACGACGGCCGGAGCCCTCATCACGTCCGGCGCAAACCCTCTCACTCTGACGACGACCGGATCGACGAACGTCACCCTGCCAACAACCGGCACGCTGGCGACTTTGGCCGGTTCCGAGGCCCTGACGAACAAGTCGATCAACGGCCTGACTGTCACGAATTCGACCGGCACGCTGACCATTACCAACGGCAAGACTTTGGCGGCGTCGAATTCCCTGACCTTCACCGGAACCGACAGCACAAGCTTTGCCTTCCCGAATACGTCGGACACCGTCGTCACGTTAGGTGCGACGCAGACGTTGACCGCAAAAACCCTCACGTCGCCGGCGATCAATACGCCGACGATCGCGGGCGGAACGCATACGGCGATTACGTCTCTCGGAATTCGTTCGACCGGCGCGGCGTTCGACATGACGATCGCCAATACCGAGACGTTGACTGCGGGCAGAACGCTGACCGTCACGTTGAACGATGCGGCTCGAACCATCAGCCTTGCGGGCAACCTGACCACCGCTGCGGCGTTTATTACCTCCGGTGCGAATTCCTTGACGCTGACCACCACGGGGGTGACCAACGTCACATTGCCGACGACGGGAACGCTCGCCACGCTCGCGGGATCGGAGGCCTTCACCAATAAAACCTACAACGGCAATTCATGGACGGCCGGGACCGGTACGCTTGCCATCGGCGCAAGCAAGACCGCGACGTTCAGCAACACTCTCACTTTCACCGGGACCGACAGCAGCTCGGTCGCGTTCGGCACCGGTGGCACTGTTACCTACACGGTTGCGAGCGGGTCAAAGGCTCTTGCAACCAGCTCCATATCGTCGGCGGCGTGCACGTCGGCGCAGACCGCGACGGCTACCGGCACGCTTACGACGGACGCCGTGAGTGCTTCGTTTAACGGCGATCCGACCGGAGTGACCGGCTACGTGCCTCTGACCACAGGCATGCTCACCATCATCGCCTATCCGACGGCTGACACCGTGAATTTCAAGGTCTGCAACAACACCACGTCCACGGTCACCCCCGGCGCGATCACTATAAACTGGCGGGTGGTGCGGTGATCAAGCGCCTCCTACTTTCGCTCGCGGTCCTCGGCGCATTTATCGGGTCGGTCGGATCGCAGTCGATACCTTTTCCCGGACCTGGCGGCGTTGCAGTCGCGCGCGTCGAATGTACCGGCGGTACAATCACGCGGGTCGGCGGCAATACGATCCACACCTTCACGACGAACGATTCTCTCGTTTGCACGACAGACCAGCCGACGCTCAACTATCTCTTGGTCGGCGGGGCCGCTGGCGGCGGCCGTCGAGCTGCAGGCGGCGGAAGCGGCGGCGGCGTTCTACAGGGCACTATCGCGCTTGTGCACGGCACATACCCGGTTGTCGTTGGCCCCGGCGGTTCCGGATCGACGAATGAAGCGAACAAAGGTAGCAACGGCACCGACACCACGTTCAATTCACTGGCGGCCAAGGGCGGCGGTGGCGGTGGTTCGCAGTCCAACCCAACTGGCGCGAACGGCGGTTCTGGCGGCGGCGGCAGTTCGGCCGGCGGATCGCATGCAGGTGGCACCGGGACGGTCGGGCAAGGCAATAACGGCGGCCTAGGCAATACCGCAACGCAGACCGAAGGCGGCGGTGGCGGCGGTTGCGGTGGGGTGGGGCAAGACGCTACGACCAGCAATGTCGGCGGCAACGGAGGGCCCGGCTGCACCTCGAGCATCAGCGGGTCAAGCCAGACCTACGGCGGCGGCGGTGGTGGTGGCGGTGGCGTCACGGCCGGCACCGGCGGATCAGGCGGCGGCGGCGCAGGATCAACCGGCAATTCAAACGCTACGGCGGGCACTCCTAATACCGGCGGCGGTGGTGGCGGTTCGCGCGATTCGGCCGGCGCAGGTGGCAACGGCGGAGACGGTGGCAGCGGCATCGGTGTCGTAAGCTATCCAACGCCATAGAGGTGGAACACATGACCAAAATAAAAACCGTTGTCGCTCTTGTCGCGGCATTCTTTATGTGGGGGTCTGCGGCCCTCGCGGCGCAAGGCTCCGGCTGCATGCCGACCAGCGGCACCGTGTCCGGCCTTACGCTGGTGCAGGATATCAATGCCGGCATCGCTGCGCTGATTTCGTCGAATAGTGGAGCAACTGCCCCTGCGACGGACTGCACTGCGGTCGCGGTCAAAGGCCAGCTTTGGCTCGACACCAGCGGCACGCCGAACATCCTGAAAATTTACGACGGTGCGAATTGGCTCGCATTGGGCGCAGTCGATACCAGCGGCCATCTGTGGAAGCCGCCCGTCGGCGGCGGTTCGGAAACTCTTGCAAGCGCGACGACGACGGACCTGTGCTCGGTTGCCGGCAGCTATGTGTCAATCACCGGCACGACCACGATCACGGGGTTCTCGAATACGTGCGTTGCAGGAACGATGAAGTTCGTATCGTTCGTCTCGACACCGATCGTGACTTACAACGGCACGAGCTTGATCCTTCCCGGTGCCGCTTCAATCACCGCACAGGCCGGGGATGCTGCGCTATTCGTTTATCTCGGCGGCAGCAACTGGAAAGCCGTTGCATGGACGCGCGCCGACGGCACATCAATTTCGTTCTCTGCCGTCTTTACCGGCGGCGTCTTTTTCGACTCGCCGATTTCCGCGACGGTGTCGACCAATACGAACAACTGGGCGCCGACCGGCATTGCGACCGCAAATGTGATCAGGCTCAATTGTTCCGTCGCGTCGAACATCACCGGCATGTCATCCCCGGCGACGGACGGCCAGATCATCGTGATCGATAGCCTTCTGACGTCGGCCGCGACATGCACCCTGACGTCGCAGGATTCCAATTCGACCGCGGCAAATCGTTTTGGTTTTGACCGGCCTATCTCAATCCGCCCCGGCCGATCGCTGACGGTCAAGTATGATTCCAATGCCTCGCGGTGGCGCCTTACGCAAGAGGTCACGTCACAACCGATTGCTGGCGGCTCAAAAAATCTGCGCGTGTTCAATGTCGCCACGTATTTCGGCGACAGCGCACCATCAGTGCCGAATTCACAAATGAGCGTGGCGGCTGATGAGTTGACCGTCGAAGATTCGTCAGGCGGTGCCGCAAGACTTTCGTCGGTGGCCATTCCGACTATTGACGTGACGGCGTCCGGCGCAAACGGTCTTGATACCGGGTCGGTCGCAAATTCAACCTGGTATTCGGTATGGGTTATCTACAATCCGACCACGAGCACGACTGCCGGGCTTTTTTCCACAAGCGCGACAGCGCCGACGATGCCGAGCGGCTATACGTTCAAGGCTCGTGTCGGCTGGAATTTGACCGATGGATCAAGCCATTTTAACCGCATCATCAAATACGGATTGCGGTCTCAATACATCGTATCGTCGGTCGTCACGACGCAACTGCCGGAAATTGGCAACACGACAAGTTCGACGTATGTCGCGAAGTCGATATCCGCGTTTGTGCCGGTCACGGCTGCGACGATCTATCTCTCCGGCACCTTGAGCACGACGTCGACCGCAAGCATTGCGCCGAACAATGTCTATGCCGCAGGCAGTCTCACGGCGCCGCCGCCGTTGCTCATCACGAGCCAATCCGGATCAGGGTCGATCATTATCGAAACGTCGAACATCTATATGGCGACGGTCGGCGGTACGGTTCGAGTGTTTGCCGCAGGATGGGACGACACACAGTAGGAGAAAAGCCCGTGGGAAGTCTGGCAGATACCGTTCGCCGCATCGCGCCGCATTGCAGTCCCGTATATCTTACCGGGCTTGATGCTGCTGCGGGAGACTTTGAGGCGCGCGGCGTTTCGACGCCGTTGCGCCAATCTCATTTCCTCGGACAATTCCTAGGCGAGACCGGCGGCGGCGTTGTCCTGCAAGAGAGCGGGAATTACACGACGGTCGCCAGGCTAATGGAGATATTCGGCGTCGGGCGGCACTCCGCAGCGATTACCGAATCCGAGGCCGAGAAGATCATCGCGTTGCCGATGCCGGCGAAGGAAAAGGCTATTTTTGAGCGCGTCTATGGCGCGGGCAATCCGCACAAGATGAATGAACTCGGCAATCGGCCCGGCGACGGCTGGCCGTTTCGTGGGACCGGCCCGTTACAATCGACCGGGCGCGCCGCAGCTACGGCGTGGGCGGCGAAGCTCGGCGTTGCGCCGGGCAATGATCAACTCTGGATGCTGGACCCCAAGATTGTCTTTCTGCCGTCGCTCTATGAATGGGATCGTGGCAAACTCAATCTTCTGGCGGATCAGAACGACGTGAGACGAATTCGCCGCATCATCAACGGCGGTTACAACGGGCTGGCCGACGTCGAGGCATGGCAAGAGAAGGCATGGGCTGCGCTTCGCGACCCCGACAAGCAGCCGACCGATGCATGGGCAGCGGCATCGGTATCGAGCGACACCGCAAAATTGCAGCAAGCCCTCAATATCCTTGGCTATTCGCCAGCACTCAATAGCGACGGCCGGTACGGCCCGGCAACCAAGGCCGCTGTGGTCTGGTTCCAGACATTGCGCGGTCTCAAAGCTGACGGCGTTGCCGGTCCCGTGACCACGGCAATGATCAATTCAGCCATGTCAACGACGCGCGGCGTTGTCGGATCGTTAGCCGAGGCGGCGTAAGAGAGGGAACCATAACCGACTGGAGGCGACGATGGCGGACAGCAGCGACAACAAACAGACATTCTGGGGCTCGGTCATGACGTTGAACCCGAAGATCGTTCTCGCATTTTTCCTTATCGTCCTCGCGGCGGTATTGTTCGTCTTCTTCGCGCTTCTGCTCTACTACGCCGGGCCGAACAAGCTCGACTCCGGCACGGTGGCGTTGCTCGCCGGCTTCGTGACCACCTTCCTGCTGATGGCGAAGTCGGCATCCGACTATCAGTTTGTCTCGAGCGCTGGCTCCGACAAAAAGGACGACGCCCAGACCGCCGTATCGAAGGCTCTTGCCGATAAGGTACCGACGCCGAGTGCCACACCGCCGGTGCCGCCGGCCGTTGTCGTGGCATGGTGGGGTGCCCTTGACGCCGCGGAACAGCAGGCACTCCAGACCGCGGCCGCGACAGACCCGAAGGTGCAGGCATTCATTGATGCGGCCAAGTCAGGCCGCGCCACGGCCGACGACCTCGCCTATCTTGTCTCGAAAATCCCGCCGCTGCTTTCGCAGCAGCGCGCCGACGCGATCAAGGCCATCTAGCCGTCAACCAAAGGAGCGACGACGATGAGACTTTCTCGTATGCTGCTGGCGGCCGCAGCGGTGGGCGCGCTTCTCGCCCCCGCGATTACCGCTTGCTCGGATAGCCAGGTTGCCAGCACCAACGCGGTGCTGGACAAGTACGACCACTCGCTCGACAACTTCAACACCATCGTCGCGCGGTACAATCAGTCGATCAGCAAGACCGACGCCACCGCGCGGCCGTACTGCGATCAGGCCAAGCAGACCGGCACCAACGTCGGCAAAATCGTGAAAAATAACGACACCGCGATGAAGGCGCTTGATGCACTAGGTGGTGCGCTCAATGCGTACTGCACGGCGCCGATCAACGACGTCGGGACCGCCGTCGTTGTGCTGACGCAAGCCATCGCGGACGGCAAAGCCGCGTTGAAGGGGTCTTAGTAATGGTGTCGAGCAGCAGCATCGCCGACACCGGCATCAAGTTCGTCGACATCGTCGGCAAGATGGCCGGTATCGCGCTCCAGATCGACCGCGGCGCCGAGGGTGTCGATTCCGTCATCGGGTCGCTGGCCGGCTTCATCCCGTACTATTCGCAGGCCATGACTGTCTTGCGGATTGCCGACCCGATCCTTGCCAAGATCAACGCGGCGGCACCGGCCGTGTCCGGCGCGATCGATGCTGGCCGGCCGGTAATCGAAGCCTTCCAGGCCGCTGCGCCGAGCATCCTGCCGCATATCAAGGACGTCATGTCGATCGCGTTTGCCCACGCGCCGGGCGGAGCAATCACTGTCGCGGCGTCGAGCATCAGCGACAGCGACGCCATGAAGTTTGCCGGATCGATCTTCGAGCGATCTTTCTTCTCGCCGCAAGATCCCCGCTTCAACGTGCCGCTCGTTGGCTAGGCTATGGCGCCGTTCCTCGATAAGGCCCCGACTTGGATACGCCAAGCGGTTCTTGTCGTCGCGGCCGGCGCGGCCGGGTATCTTTCGACGCTCGGCGTTGACGGCGGTTTTATCCGAGACATCTGGGGCGGCCTGACCCAAGCCAGCCCGCCTGTGGCGATGGTGCTGTTTGTTTTGCTGTTGCGGTCGGAGGCTAAACGCGAGGAAGCCAACCGACAATGCAACGACCGAACTATCGATTTCATCAAGTCGACCAACCTGCAGGCTAACTCCGCAGACCGTACCGCGGAGGCGTTCAAAGAGCTTTCGCCGGTTCTCCAGACCATCGCCACGGCGATCGGTGTTGCCAAGACGCGGCGCCGCCGCAGGCGCACCGCAGGGGAGCGAGCATAATGCTCCATTCGCTGCTGGACCTATTCAGACACCGGCCGATCGGCAAGCCGGAGGACTTGCGCGCGTTCGAGGAAGCACAGACCCGTTTGCACGAGACGACAAAAACAGTTGCCCGCGAGACTGACGTGCTCGGTGCCGTCGTCCGCAAATTGAAGGGCCCGGCACCGGCGCGCAAAAAGAGGACCGCAGCATGACCTTCGCAATTCCAGGGTGGTTGAACGAGGCGGTCAACGGCGCGTTGGTTGCGATGCTTGCCGTCACATCGTCGGTGCTGGCGCTCGCGCTGTTGCGCGCGTGGCGGGACATGATGCCCGGCATGAAATTCCGTGACCTCTACACCTACGAGAACAAGGCGACGATTGCGCTGCTGACTTTGTCTGCCGGGTTGATGTTGAAGGTCGGCACGGAATGGTGGTGGTTTCATCTCAAAAATAAAGGGATGAGCCCGAACTACCCGTTGTTGCTCCCGGCTTTCTTGCTTGGCTCCGGCATGTCGGTCTGGGGATTGATTTGCCTTGTTCGGGCGATCTCTCGCTATGACTGGCCGCAGTGGCGGTGGGTTTGGCTTGCCATTGGGGCGGTCGCATTCGGTATCGTTTTCGCGATATAGTCCATCTAATCTTAGCGGCAATCCGATCTCGCCGAACGGCGGAGGGGACGTGCGCGGCTATATCACAGTGGTGACTGCCGTGACGCTGACTTGCGTCACGCCGTGCATGTCGCAAACGTCTCCAGAACCCACTGTGCGGGAACTGTATGCGATCATCAACGAGCGCGATCAGCGGTATAGCCAGAGATTTGACAGTCAGGAACGCGCCGTTGCTGCGGCACTTGCGGCTGCGAAGGAAGCGGTTCTTAAAGCTGAGGCCGCCAGCGAAAAACGGTTTGAGTCAGTCAACGAATTTCGCAGCACTCTCAAGGACCAGCAGACCACTCTACTCACGCGCAACGAAGCCGGGCTACGTTTCAAGGGGATAGAGGACCGTATTACGACGATAGAGCAAAGTCGTATTCAGGCAATAGGGCGCAGCGAAGGCGCAACCTGGCTGTGGGGCCTGATGGTGGCCGGCGTTGCCGCAGTCGCCGGGCTGCTTGTCGGCGCTGGCGCGCTATTCGGAATAATGAGAGCCAAGCCAAAGGCCCGGGGCCCCTGACATGGCCTCAAATCATTTGCGCGCCAAATTCACCGCCCGATGCGACCACGTCCGGGGGAACAACGGGATCGTCGATGTGCTGCTTACGCACCGCGGTAGGCATCAGGACGAAGTCGTGATGATGAACCTGCTGCGATCTCGCGGCGTGCCAGCGGTAGGGCACACATACTGGATCGAAATATATCCGGCATTCCCGACTGACGATGCGCGGAACAAAACACCACGTCGTCGAATTGTCCATGCGAGGCCGCGCGCCTCCCCCTCAAAAAATGGACGGAAACGATGACCAAAACCTACACCTATCAGGGCAAGACGGTCTCTGTCGTTCGCAACGCTGTCACCACTGACACCGGCTACGACAAGACCAAGGACCAGATCATCATCAACGACGGCACTTCGGAAAAGACCGTGCTGCGGTCGGAAGTGACCGAGATCGACAAGGACTAGGCACTATGAGCCCAGTCGCGATTATCAAATTCTTCGGCTGCTGGTTTTGCATCGTCGCCGCGGCGGTGCTTATCGTGCTCGGGCATCAGCCTTTCGGGTTGCCCGGCATTCTGTCGTTGCTGGCGATTGCCTTCGCACAGGCGCCGTTGAGCTGGTAGACCGCCACAACCGTTAATGCCAAGCCGTCCAAGGGTTGACCACCTTGGGCGGCTTCGCCTATTCTGCGGCTTCCCCCAACCATTGGAGATCACGAGTCCCTGTCCGCGCTTCGGCGCGCCCCGAAACCAAGGTGTTCGTATGAGGCGAATACCTTCCTCAACGAGGCAAAACGACATGACCCACTCGCGAATCGCTCTGGCCGTTCTGGCTGCCGCAACAATCCTGACCCTGACCGCCCCGGCCGACGCCCGCCGTGCAACAAAAGCCCACGCCGGCGCAATGCCGGTTTTCGATGTCGCCGCCGTTCCAGCCTATCCGACCGCTGAAATGCCGGGGCACACCGGGCACGCGGCGCGCGGCGGTGCGACAAAAGCCTCCCGGACAGGCGACCGTAGTGCCCGCGAGGCTGGGGCCTCTCAGGAAGGCTCTAATGGCGGTTCCGTGGTCGTTCGATCGGCCAAAACTGGAGCGACGGCTCGGGTATCACCGAAATGGTCGCGGGTTTTTCAGGCCTATGTTGATGATCTCGAGGCGCATGGTGCCGTGATCCACTACATGGGAGGCATAAGGCCCGGTCGGTGCTCGCCAGCAAGTCAGCATCCTTGCGGCTCGGCGCTTGACGTCTGCCAGGATTACCGCGGCCACGTCAGCGGCGCGCGGGATTGCAACCTTCCCGGGCCGGTCGAGATGGCGGCGATTGCCGCTCGGCACGGCCTATCCGAAGGGTCAACATGGTGCGGTAGTCCTGACTACGGCCATGCACAGGCTATCCCGACAGGAACGACATGCACGGCGCGCGGCACGTTCGGGCCTCACAAGCACCGGCTTGCGTCGCGGTCCGCAGGCCGGCTATAAGGAACCGTCTCGCCCTAGCGGGCTGGACGCCTCCCTTAGACTGGCCGCCCTTCGGGGCGGCCTTTTTCGTTAGGAGCCGCCGGAGCGGCGTTGCGCCGCCCCGGAAACTTGCGACGCCTACTTACCAGCCCCGGCCGGCAATGGCAAAGGTTCCTTGCCTTCGAGCAACGGCATCGCGCGAACCACGATCAGCGGCGGGTAGAGCTTGCCGATGTATTTCTTGATCAGCGCGATATCTTCGGCCGGCAGGTCCTCCTTGCCGGCGGTGTAGACCTTCAACGCGAGAAGGCCGCGCCGGGCTTTCTCCTCGGTCGATGCCGCCGCATCGTCGGGATAGCTTTGCATCAAGGCCATCATCGATGCGCGACCGAGCGTAAGAGCGTGCTGGTCGCCGTCCTTGATCGGTTGGCCGTCCTGGTCGGCAAGAACGGCGGCGAAATTGACCGTGCCGGCGAGCACGGGGGTGCCGATAACAATCAGGGCGGCAACAAGAGCAAGTTTGAGCATGTTCACGTCGCTAGTCTCCTTTGGGTTTTTTCGGGTTTTCGTAACCGGCAGTCCGCAATTCTGGCGGCAGCCAGCCGGTTTTCTTGGCGCCGCTCTTGGCCGAGGCCAGCAAGACCTTCGGCTTGACGTTCGGTGACATGGCGATGCCCATTTCGGCAACGGCCGGCGCAACCATAGCAGCCGGTAATCGGTCAAAATAGTCGTCGGCATCGAATTCCTTGCGGATCGCCGCCACGAGTTTTTTCGGCGGCAGCGTTGCCACCAGCGCAGTCACGGCGCGGTTTCTGGTTTCCGTCAGATCGGCGGCGAGGCGCGCCGAGATTTGCGGCGGCCGGTCGTTGGTTGGTTCCTTCGGTGCCGACGGTTTGGCCTTATCGGCCTTCGCCGTCTTTTTCTTTTTGGCCAACTGCGTGATGACGCCGCTGATGATCTCGAGATTGCCGCCCGCTGTCACGGTGACGACGCATCCAGCCGTTGCCATCTGGTCCGGCTTGAAGCCGCGCGCCATGATGACAGAGTCGAAGGCCGCGAGTTCGGCCGGATCGCCATCAACCAAAGCGCCGCGCGCCTTGGTTTCGTCGTCGGTAAGCTTCGGCATTTTCGGCCTAGCGAGACTGCCGTGTTTGATGCCCCAATCATTCGACATTTCGTCGGCGCGCGAAGCCCACGTCCACCCTGCTGTCATAAGCCGTCTGCATTCCTTATCCAGAGCGGCATTGGCCAATTTGACCGCGGTCTCGGGATTGTGCGCAATGTGCTTGATGCCGAACAAATCCTCGTCAAGCTTTCCCCCGGCCTTACGGTAGGCATCGATGCCGACGAACGCGATGAGATTGCCGACGTCTTTCCGCTTGCCGACGATCTTGGCGCGGATTGATCGGGGGTCAACGGCATTGCTTTTGATCGACGCGGCGAGCAACTTCGCCTGCTCGTTCTTGTCGGGTTGCAGTGTGAATGCAGCGGCAGATTCCTGCGTGACGATATCAGCAAGCCATGCGTCCAGCACGTCGTCGCACAGGGCGCCGAGTGCGAGGGACTTCTGCATTTCCTTGGCCGATACGCCGAACCGACGCGCCAATTGCGCGGCGTCGATCTTGTCGCGCTTGATGACCTCGGCATAGGCGCGATACCGATCGACGGGGTGCATCGGCAGCGATGTGTTGGTCGCAAGGGATTTTTCGAGAAGCTTTTCCGGCTTCGTGATTTCGACCATCACATCGGCATCCGGTTGCCAATGCTTCTGCATCGCGGCCAAGCGGCGGTTACCGTTGACGACGAAATAGAGGCCGGTGCCTTCCTTCGATTCTGTCGGATTGGGCACGACCATCAGCCGTTCGAGCTGGCCTTGGCTGGCCAACATCGCGGCCATTTTCTCGGTGCCTTCCAGCCTGCCGGTGCACCTGGCATTGATCTCAGGACCGGCGAGAGGATCGTGGCCGAACCGTAGTTGTGCGAGTTTGAGTGTCGTCGCCGTCATGTTGATGGTCCTTTCATGTGAACAGAATTAGAAGGCCGCTACCGCAGGAGGAAAAAGCGCAGAGTGCGAGAACCCACCATTTCGGAATCCCGGTTTCAACCTCGAAATAAAACGTCGTCACGGACGACCCAATTATGGCCGCCTCAATTATGTGCATGACTTCGGTCATGTCGTCGCTCCGGGTTTTTGCGGTGGGTTTTTGAGATAGTAGCGAGCGGTCGCCAGAATATCACGGTCGCTGATATCGGACTTGTCGACGATCCAGCGAAGATACGAAGGATCTTCTACGCCACATCGCGCCACCGCTTATTGCGGTGCTTGTTCATGTAGCACGTCACCAGCAATGCGGGGCCGCTTGACCATTTCACGAGTTGTTCAACGGTCGAGGCATTGAGCAATTCGACCAGAAGGAAAGCGCAGCAATACGCATCGGCACCGGCACGGTGAGCGGGCTCAGAACATGTTCGGTCGAACTGCGGGTTGTCGTCGAATTTGAGCCAATAGCGCAGGACCTGCAGCTTGTGCGACGGTGCGTCTGGCCAGACGCGGAGCGCGCATTTCCATGTATCAATCCAAGGCTTGTCGCCGCCGCCAAAGAACTGCGGATCGAATGCGGCGTTGTGAGCGACATAATAATCGCCAGCCTTCGCAACCTCGGCACACGCAACGTCGGGGGGAACGGCATCGACCACATCGCAGTCACGCAAATGATGAATAGCACTGGCTTCGGCCGGTATCGGCCGGCCGGGGTTAACGAGTATTGACGCAGGGTCCATGACCATCTCGGCACCGCGCGCGCCGACGACGTCGCACCATCCGATTTCCACGAGCGCGTGGCGTTCGGTTTCGGATGGGATGCCGGTACTCTCGACATCGATTGCGCGGTAGATCGTCATTCGTCACCTGCATCGAATAGTGGCAGCGACGCCGGTTCTTTTGTGCCAATCGCCGGAACGGCAGCAACTGGGGCAGTCATCCATCGCGCCGTTTTCGGCACGATGGAGGTGTCCCCGCGCGTCCATTTGAAATAGCCGAGTGCACCAACAGCCGGGACAAACTCGCACGGCTTAGGGTCGCGCAGCACCATACCACGAGGCCCAAAGAACCACGGGCTGAGGCTTTTTGTGACTATATCAACCACATCAACGCTGCCCACGATACCGCCCCGTAATAGATCGGCAGCAGAGGGGCAGACAATCCGGCCAGCCAGACCGTTGATGAAGTCGCTCGCCACTTCGTATTCATCGCGCGTCATGCCCTTGCTCGCATGAATAGCGATGCGGCGGCATATCGGCTTGGGAAGATGGCGTAGCATGACAGGGCCGCGGTTCTCGATTGTTTTTCCAGCGTAAATGATCGCCCAAGCCCAAGGTTGGCGAACCGATAGTGCAATCTGCGGAAGGTCTGTCATGGCAACCCCGACACAAAGCCGACAACCGGCGCACTGATTTCAGCAAGCGAGCGGAACGGCCTATGCAACCGCACCAGCGTTTCAATAGCCGCACCACGCAATCCGGCAGCAAAAACACTGGCGCGGAACACCGGTTCTGTCATCGCGCCGCGCTCGAATTGCGATGTCGCGGTCATGATCTTTTCGTCGTTTGACATGCGATACTCGGGATCGGTGCGGTCGGTCATGTCATGGCCCGTAGTTGACTGGCAAGTTTGTCAAACTTGTCCGGGTTGGCGGCGATCATCTCTCCATAGATATCGATCACGACCGGCGCAAATTGCGCCGCAACTAGCTTCATGCCGGATACGTCCGAATGGGTGGCTATTACAGCCACGTCGGCCCGCAATATTCCGACAAACTCGTCAGCGGCGCCGAATAGAAACGAAACGTTGCGTGGCTTGACGCGCAGCATCAGGTGGACAAATGTCATTGACCACATCGGATTTGCTTCGATGCAATAGACGCGCTTGGCGATCCTCCCCATATGCAGCGATAGCAGTCCAATGCCACCGCCAATTTCAACAACGGTTTTACCGCTGATGCGCGGTGAAAGATGGTCGGCAATCAGGGCCGCAGTCTCGTCATCGGTGACCGTAAGAACTGCAGCCGACGCAATGCCGTGTCTATTTGAGTATTCCATTGATGCGTCTGACCCCTCCATTTCGTTGTAAATGCGGTCGAGCATCTTGGTGAGATCGGTCACGGCGTCACCAGGCTGTAGACATGTTGCCGGTTATCGCGCCGCGCACTCACAATGCCGTCCTCTTTCAATTCGAGCATCAGTTTGCGCGCATATTTCTGTTGCGTGCCGAGACGTTCGGCAAGCTGTGCTGTCGTGAGGCCTTCGCTCGACTGCGATAGCGTCTGGATGATGGCCGGCCGCAGGCCGGTGCCTTTGGCCGTCATCGTGCCGGTCCCTTCGCCGCAGCAATGGCCGCTCGTGCCCGCGCCAACCGCGACTTGACGGTGCCGACCGCCATGCCAAATTGTTCGGCAAGAGCGATATATCCCTTGTCGATCGACGCCTTGAGCAAGTCGAGCCGTATCCCGTCAACACCGGCCTCCGGCGCCAGCCAGTCGATATCGGCCAGCGTGAAGCTTTCCTTGGTGTGCTTCACCGGTCGTTTAGTGATTTTCTTTCGTGCCATCAACTTTTCTCCTTTATTCGATGCCGCGCGCGATGCGCTGCATCTTTTCCAAGTCGTCGCGTGCCGCCCACATGCGGGCAGCGGTAGCAAGTGGATCGATAGTTTGCCGCGACCACCATACGGCCTCGCCAGAGCCGTGCTGCGACGTATGGTCCAGCCGATGATGCTGGGGACATAACGGCAGGCACCATTGATCCTGCCGACCATTCGTCTTGCCGTATTTTGCCGCCGACATGCGAAGGTGTGCGGCCTCTGCCTGCGCGCCGCAAAGGACGCAAGGGCATTGCCGGATTTTGGCGAGGTACGATGGTGAGCCCTTCGGCTCGCGCCTTGACCTCGACCTAGTTTTTAGGAGTGGCGGCAAGGCTTTCCTCGTAGGCTTTTTGCAACTCGCTGTAGTTCTTGAAACATCTGCCGCGCGCCCACTCGACCATCGCGCGATATCCGTGGTTCGCCTCGTTGTGTTTATCAACGCCGCGAAACCAGTTTCCCTCGTTCTCGGTCTCGTAAAGCATGCCGCCGCAACGCGGGCAGCACGGCAGTCCAGAGCGGGACTTGCCGACTTCACGGATGCCATCCCACCAAGTACATTGCGCGCCGTAGGCAATGCGAGTGTCTAACAATCGTATCTCAGCCATCACATCCTCCCGTTATAAACGCGCCGCATGCTCGTTCGTCTCGTCGAGCGACTTAGCCGCCTCTTTCGATTTGTGCCAATCCCGAATCACCGCGTAGTCGACGCCGGTAAGCGCACGCCATGCCACCCGGCATTGCTCGAGATTGAGCATCGCCAGATGCGTCTCACCTGGCGGCAAACCGACTTGTTCCGCAATCCATGCGTAGGTGCGCTTGCGCGCCGCATTCGTGATCATCTTGCGCGCGACGGTATCGCGATGGTCAACGTCGTAATTCCCCGCAGCGGTGGACCAAATCGGATCGATGCGTTGCAGCCGCAGTTTCTCGCGGGCCTCTCGCAGCTCACGGTTTGCCGGACGGCCTAGAGCTTTCTTTGTGCCTTTTGAGCATTCGGCATAGGCCCCGCAATCCGCGCAATACCAGAACCAATTCGCGGCGAGATCACCGCGTTTCGGCATCAGCACAGAGCCGCGCACCAGCGCCGCCTCGGAGTCGGGGCAGTGCTGGCAGGTTGGGGCTTTGAGCGTCTTGCGCGTCACGTCGGCGCTCCGCACCGAGGGCAGCCATGCAACCACTCGCCGGCGATCTTGCGAGCGGCCCATCCGTCGTCCTTGGCGCGCTTCCAGAACGCCTCGAACTCCTCGCCCTTCTCGCTCTCAATCGTCGCGTCGCAGGAATCGCATTCGACGACGACGCGGCCGTGCTGGCGGTCCATCATGTCGTCGAACCCTTTTGCAAAGCCTTGATCCGATCAGTCTTGGCCGTATTGAGTTCGATCATCACGTCCTCGACAATGCCGAGTGCCGCCCGTTTGTCCTTTTCCCGGCGCCATTGGGCATGGATCAATTCCGGGTCTGTCGCCTTTTCGATCCAGTCCAGCGCGTGGTCCCGGTACATGCCCGGCGATGTGATATCGGCCAGCGGGTCGTCGGGCTTTTCAGCGGTTTTCGGCGCCGCCGCCTTTTTGGCGGGTTTGGCCTCTGTTTTCGGCGTTTCCGGTTCCTTGACGGTGTCGGTTTTGACCGTTTCGGTGCCACCGGTAACCGAGCCATTCTCAGCCTCACCCGTGCGCGTTTCCGGCTCCTGTTGGGCTTGGGTAGCGGCCTGCTCTTGCCGTGCCTCTTGGCGGGTCTCCGGCTTGGACTGTGCCGCATCCTTGAGGCGTTCCGCCGCCGCGCCGTTGCCAGCAATCTGGTCGAGCTCGACGGCAGCGTGGCCGTCCTGGTGGCCCTCGGCCTGCCGTTCCGCGCCCGCAAGGCGCGCATGGAGGCCAGAACCG